AGTAAGTAAAAAACTAAAGGTTACTGTTGCCGAAGCCAATAAACAAATTGATGCCAAGGCTAGAGTCTTGTCGATACGGAACAAACTAAGAGCACCCGAAGCTCGTAAACAGGCTATCAAAGAATTACTTGGAGAATAATATGCGAGAAGAATTAGTTATTGCAAGATGTTTACAATACTCGGATACTCAACTTGAAAAAGCGTTAGAGATTGGGAAACTATTCTCTGGCTTTTTCAAACCTGCCGTAGATGCTGATTTTAAGCTTATAGAGGACACCGAGGACCTTGATGAAGATGAGGAGCTTGTATGACCATAAAAGACGACACCACGGGAGAAGGTGGCAATAGAGCATACTCCATGGTAAGGAGTAAGTTCGTTAAAGGAAAAGATGGATATGGAAAAGTCATTTCTTTGGCTAGGGAAAAGATGTTATCTTTGCTTAAGGCTAAAGGTATCGACCCCTCTACAGTGTCGAAGGACACTGTAGCGGGTCACATGACTAAAGAAGGAGGACACGCTGATGGTGCTCAACATTCAAAAGACCCAGACGACCACATCGTAAAGCCTGTATCCCGATCTGAAAATAGCCGAGCGGCGGCAGAGCATATGGCAATGAGATTAAGGAGGAAGAAAAAATGAACATAGCTACAGCTATCATACCCTTACTTATACAATTCTTACTAAGACAAATAGGTAAGTATCAAGAGGATACCGACTTTTGGCTTCTCGAAAAAGATTTCATGGAGCGGGCACATCAATTGGTGCCAGAACATATTCTATCGCCCGCCGGTAGAGAGTTTATAAGTTCTTCCTTCAATGCACTCATCACCATCATGAGAAGTGGCGGGGAGTTGAATAACATAAGAATGCACTTAAGAGATGGTGACTGGTATTATGCATATTGTTCCGCAAAATATGCGGTAGAAAAGGCATTCAATGGCAAAGCTGAATGAAGAGGATATTCAAAAGTATGAGCTTTATCAGGAGCTCATACAATTAGAATCAATCGAAATGCACCATGTTATGAATAGTTTCATTCCTGACGATGATATTGCTTGCCCGTCTTCAATACAAGTTGCTTTCTTCTCAAGTGAGAGCAATTTTAAAGTAGCGAGAGCTGGTAACCGTTCAGGTAAGACCATGAGTACTATGCGAGACCTCGCATGGAAACTCATGAGAAACCACCCATACAGAAAGAAATGGCATGTCGAAAGTGATGTGTGGAACGAAGTTGAGTATTCTTCTAGTCCTAAACTGATTTTTTGGATTGCTGTCCCTGACTACGAGTTTGGTCACGAAACATGTTGGGTGATGTATCTTCAAAGGTTCATACCTCGTTGGTTCTACACCAATGATGAAGGTAAGGAGATGATAACCTATAACCAAAACAATCACGTCAATGGTGTGCAGTTTAGGAATGGGGATATGTTACAGATAAAGACGTATGCCCAAAGGTTAGAGGGTGTGATGGGTCGTAAAATTGACCATCTAGTAACCGATGAAATGCCTCCTTCACTGTTACGCCTCATGGAGTTTATGACTCGATGTGGTGATACGGGTGGAGAAGTTGTGTTGGGATTTACTCCACTCAACCCAGATGCAGAGATTAAAAATTATATAGATGACACACATGCGGCTGGTGGGTTGGAACTATATTCATGGTCCATGACCCAGAATCCGCACTACATCCGTCACCCCGATAGAATGCAAGATTTGCTCGATAAGTGGAAATATCTACCCGAAGGACAATTCAAGGCACGGCTTAGGGGTGACTGGTACTACGAGACACCGGATGGCACAATGTTTCAAGGTGCTGTATTCGAGGAAGTAGATGACTTTGAAATACCCATCGACTGGAGACGATGTAGAGTAACTGACCCAGCTAATCGTGTAACTGGTCATGCAGAGTTTGCAGAAGACCCTAATACAGGAATCTGGTATTGTTACAAAGCATATCAGATAGGGTGGAAAGAAGGAAGCGTTATGGACGCTAAAGACCTTCTCACAGAAATCAACAAGAATAAACCCGCTCCATGGTTCCAGTACTATTTTAGCCTCTATGATAACGCCGAATTGTGGTTCGGTGTAGAGGCGAGGAAGATAGACGGGTATTCCCCGACTATCTTAAAATGTGTAGAAAAAGCAGTGATGGAGACTCGTTCTGCCATCAAAGACGGTAAGTTGAAGTTCTTCAAACAAGGTGCGGGGTTTGTGGTCACACAAATGCGTATGGTGCCTAACCCTAAAGGGGATAAGGCAAGAAGTGGTAAGTTCCATGCGACTGATTGTGTATTGTACTTCTGCCGTCAAATCCCTGATTGGATTCCTCCAAAAGGAAATATGACTACAGAGCAACAAGACCAAAGCATGTACACTGCGTGGCATGCTAGAGAAATGGAAAAGCTTAAGAATGAGAAAAATGTAAACAAGGGATCGCTATCAAAAAGAATAAACTCCTTTTATAAGGGGATGAGGAGAGGTCGATGCAAGTAACGTGGATGGTGCTGATGAGCTTATTGCTCTTATCAAACATTATATTAAGTAGCATACATTTTGCTATGTTCATGCGGGCAATTGGAGAAGAAGGCGATGGGCAACCTCTTAGACGTATGCCGGTAATTAAGAGGAGGTCAAAATGGCTAGGGTGATACTAAAGAATAAGCGAGAAATATTATGCCAGTTAAAAGGCATGTTACAGCAAATGAAGAAAGATCGTGAGGAGCTTGAGAAAGAATGGCAATTATGCCAAGACGTGTATCAAGGGATTCCCCAACAATATTCGACAGATAATGTTGATGAGTATCAGTTGGAAACTGCTGAAAGTGAAGAGCCTTCGGATACTGATTATTCAATCATGAGTACGATAGGTACTCAAGCACAACAATTCTTGCAAAGTAAATTATGTGTAAGTGAGCCTGTCGTTACAATATCCCCCACTACACGGGACCACGCTGATAAGATGTCCGCAGAAGCTATACGCTCATATATCAAGTATATAAAACATCACACAGACATGCAGGAACGGTTAGAAGGCGGGGTGTATCACCATGTGGCTACGATAGGATTAGGGATATTTTATGTGGGATGGGACCAAAATTTAGGAGAGCCAAACGTTCCCGAAGGTTTCAACCCTATGGAAAATCCTGAATTTGAAATGACGGGAGGTTTGTGCTTTAAAGCTATAGCCCCACATGATTTTTGGATTGACCCCAACGTGGATGCGTTCTATGATGCACGTTGCTGTGTGCATCGTGACATGGTCACTATGGAAGTAGCCATTGCCCGATTCCCTGAAAAATTAGACCTACTCAAGAAGTACGCAAAGTACAGTAGAAGAGAGCATCTCTCTTCTTTTAAGAATGCAGGGCACGATGGAGAATACACAGATGGAAACGCTACCAATGAAGAAGGCGACATTGACTATTCTAAAATAGTTCCCGTTTACTACTATTGGGAGAAGGCGACGCCGGAAAATGGAATGTTGGGTAGGTTAATTCCTTTCCTAGACTTTGACGACCCTAAGCCACTACTCGATGATGTGGAATCCTCGTATCTACCATATGATGACGGGAAGCTACCATTTGAGGTGCTAACAGACTTAGACGTGAGCGGAACGCCATACGGGCTCTCAAGGACTGTGCTTGTATACCCTATCATCCAAGCATTATCCCAATTTTACACAATTATCTTGGCTAATATTGATCTTCACGGGTCATTGCACTTGTTACTGCCAGAAGGTAGTGCGACCATCCCGTCTAATTCACCCGTCAAACCATATTACTTTAACCCGCACCACGGTGCGAGTAAGCCAACCTACATCTCCCCCGCCAGCGTGACTGGCGATATTTGGCGTATGAGCGAAATATTCATGACAGAAATCCAAAACGTTTTTGGTATGAATGAAATGAGTCAAGGGCAGATAAACAGGGAGCTTGCATCATATGCGGTACAACTCTCTATTGAAACAGATGATAAGTATCGGGTTAGATTATTCAATAAGAAAAAGAAAGTAATTGTCGGTATCTACAACAAGGCGGTATCACGAGCCCGTCAATTCATGAATGACAATCACAATGTGAGTATATTGGGATTAGAAAAATACAGCTCTTTAAGTTATTTTAAAGCTAGCGATATCTCCATGAATTACAGGGTTGATGTGGACTATGGTAATTATTTACCGCCAGACCCTACCGCCAAGAAAAATCAGTTGATGGAACTGTTAAAAACAGGCATCATAGAAAAAGCTGGTATGGACCCGAAGAAGTTCATCTCTGTTCTTGTTGATGGCGATATGTTGGATGTCAAGGATTTGGCGGAAGGAGCCAGACTTGTTCAAGAAGAAGAAATTACTAGGATGATGAGAGGGGAAGCGGTAGAAGTTACGAACTATCACATCCATGAAGATCATTTAGCATCTTTGGCTGAATATATGAACTCCATTGAGTTTGAAGTTCTTCCCATCGAATTAAAACAAGCAGTGTTAGAACATAAGCAGGCACATGTCAAGAAGCTTGCAGAATTACAGGCGAAAGCCCAACCTCCCCCGGCAGGAGGAGGAGCACCCGCAGGAGGTCCCCCCGCAGGAGGTCCACCATCAGGCGGGATGCCTCCCCCTCCAATGTAATCTGCACTGCAATATCCACGATAACTGGTTGACCACAAGCCATAAATTGTGGTACACATATTATATGGTTCAACATAAAGGAGAAACCGATGGCTTTAGATACTAATTTGTACGATGCAGAATACACCCCGGAACAAGTGGGAAGTGGTGAGAGTTATGGCGGGGATTTTGACGAGTACGCCGATGATAACGCCCTTAATGGACAAGAAACAGACTTTGGAGATATTTCCATTGACGGTAAAACGGCTAAGGACGTAGAAGGTGAAGAGAAGCCACCTGCAACATCTACCGGCACCATCAAAGCAAAATGGGGGGACCAAGAAGTAGAAGTTGATTTATCTGACAAGGAGATGTTGGAAACAGCATTAACTCAAGCGCTCGTAGGGCAACAACTTGCTCAAGAAAAAGAACAGTGGGAAGCAAAGTACGCTGAACTTGAAAGAGGTTATGCGGAGGCAGAAGAGACGGTAAACAACATCATCCAAGGGTTTGAAGAAACACCTTTGGATATAATGAACGAAGCCATCAACGAAGGGAGACTTCTTGAAGACCCCAAGCGATTTAATGAATACAAAAAATGGCTAACAGAGCAAGTAACTTTTGTCAATAAAAGTGATGCAGAAAGAAAACAATTCCTTCAACAAAAAGAATATGAGCGTCTTATGGACGAGCGAAAAGCCTCTGAACAAGCTGCTGTTGAAGCCAAGCAAGCACAGCTTGACGCTCAACGCCAAGAGATTCACTCGAAAGTTCAATCATGGACCAACGCACAGTGGGAAGGAATCAAAGCAAAAGTTGATACAGCCAACTTACCCGCTGTTCAACGGCTTATGCGAATGCTTCTTAGTGAAGCGAGTACAAGAAGCAATGTAGACACTGATGCACTTACAAAAGAATTGAATGAGCTTGTAAAACCTTATTTTAAAGGGGATACAATGAACCGCTCAAACCAAGGAACAAAAAATCTTCAATCTTCAGTGAGTGGAGCGAGCAACAAAGTGGGTGGAAACTCTACCAACGAATTGAGTAAGAAGATTGCTCAAGCAAGAGCTAATGGAGATATTAAAGGTCTTATGACTTTATTGAGTAAGAGCGGACTTCAAGTTTAA